GGTCTGCTTATCTCAGGATCTTAATTAGAAAAGATATGAAATCCAAAGCAAGACGTAAAACTAATAAATTAACTTCAACGGTTTCAGATCCTTTTACATTTTTTACAATCTCGCCTGATTTAATACCTGAAGATCTTAAAGAATATGCTGATCTTCTAATTGAATGGTGGCCTATTAGAAAGAAAAAAGGTGCATCGTGCACTCAAAGCGTTGCTAACCGCATCTTTAATACTCTCAGGTCATTTCCATCACAGGATAGGAAACAAGCTCTTGAGAACGCAATAACAGGTGGCTGGAAGAACATCTACGAACTTAAGAAGGGTTACAAACCAGAAGAACCTAAAAATCATCCAAATCAAAAAGTATTTAGGGCTAGTGATTCCGATTTACCACCAACCTTAAAAGAGCTAGGTATGGACAAAGCTATGAATGGAGAAAATTAATGCAGAGAGCATTTGACCAGGTGGCAGTATCTAAAATTCTTAAAGACGGAATTAAAAAAGGTTACTGGACTCTTGAAGATTTAGATAACCCTAGTCCTCAATGGCAAGAAGTTGTTAATACCTGTAATGGACATCCTATGTATGTTCGTGGTTATCAAGGTATCAAACATGAAAACCTTGCTAGGCTTAAAGAACCCAAACCTAAACCTGTAGAGGAGAAAGTAGAACTTACTGATCCAAAAGACTTCCAAGAATACGATTTCTAATGAAAACTATCGAACTACTAAAACCATTACCCATTCGTAGAGATGAGAACAGACATCAATACGTCAATATTGAAACAGGACAATGGTTCAATTATTCAACTACTGGAGTTTGTAATGAACTGACAGAAGAAGCCAAAGAAAATATTGAAAAATATAGATTCATGTGGCAGCCCAGAGGAGAAAAAGTACATGAATGTCTAGCTGAAAAGATGCTAGGTAATGGAGATATTGACTTTGATGAATATGGTGCATGGATTAAACCATTACTACAACATGAACTGTTCACACATTTTCAACCAATGGCAGTTGAACACATGATGTCAATACCTGAAAAATCAGTTGGAGGTCAACTTGATCTTCTTGGCTATGACACTAAAACCAAACAGATTAGATTGATTGATTTAAAAACTAAAGGTAAATATTCATACGACATCAAAAAAAGATTTAAAGATGGAATGATACATCTTGAAGATTTAGATATGTACTGGAAAGAACCTTATTCAACTGATAAGCAACTTGGTTGTTATGTTGAGATGTTGAGATTGAATTACAATATTGTTCCTGATGTATGTAATACGATCTGGGCTTATGAAGGTAGATGTATTTTAAATAATGACCAACCTACTGAAAGATGCGAAGCTGCATGGCAGGAAGCATGGGAAAAGTTTGAAGCTAAAGAGGAGTTGTTTTAGTGACAACAGAACAAAAAATTGAAGCTGCTCGTAAACGTATCGAAGAGTTAAAACAACTAATTAAACATTGGAGTAAAAAATGAGATATATACTTGATGTCTCAGGTCGAGACTTAAAACTTATAAGAGCTTCTATTGTTAATTTTCAAAGGTCATTAGAACTATCAGAACAGGCAGATTTTGACAATATAATTGATGAACTTGATGATTGTTTCTTATCAATAACAAGACAGAAAAAAGTACAATTAAAATCTAAAGTTAAAAGAAAATGGGGTAGTAAAAAATGAAATGTCTTTATACAGAACTTGATCGAAGAAAAAAATATTTAATAACAAAATTAAATAATGAGATAGGATATCTTGCAGATTTATGGTTTGCACAGGAAATAACAGATAAAGAATATGTAGTAAGGTTTGAAAACCTAAATAAACGTGTTAGAGAACTTGAAGGTTGACAAGCCTATTTAGTGTATATACACTCTAAGGAGTATATGTCTCTAATTCATTAAATGACCCTTACAACTTATCCAATGCGTGAAAAGAAACCACAGCAAATCGGAAATTATCTCTTAGATGAGATCACACCAAAAGCTCTTAAATTAGAAATGGAGCAAAACAAATACGCACTTTCAGATCGTATGTTGAAAGATCCTAGTTGGGAACCTTTTGTTTGGAATGGTACTTTGTTAACTTCGCCAATGATGGCTTTAAGAGGTGCTGAAGAACATGGCCTTTATGAAAATAAATCAATTCCAATAGCTAATATTGTTAATTCAGTTAATAATCACTTAACTTCTTTAGGTAAGAAAACAATTACTGATAATTCAGTATTATCTAATCTTAAGAAAGCAGCTAAATATTTACATACTGCTTACAGTCTTGTTTTAAGACCTGACAGTTTAAATATGACTGTAACTTTATTAAGTGCTGCTGCAACTAATCTAGAAATTGAAAAATGGTATAACCAAATGGAATCAAGATTAGAAAAGATTATTACACTTGCACAACACGCAAAAAATAGTGATTTTGAACAACTTCCATCACTACCTAAAGCAAAACAAAAGTTTTTAAAACTTGCTGACGTTATAAATCCAGAAGTTGGTAACGAAAATGAGTAATGCAATAATCCCTGAGATTGTTGGTCAGACGGAGATTCTTGAAGAGTCTCCTATGACAGAACAAGAACAATTATTATTAATTGAAAAAGAAACAAAAATTATCTCTGCACAAGCAGGAAAAATGGAACGTGATCTAATAATTGGTCAGAATCTTATGGAAATCAAAGATCAAAAATTATATAGAAGTCAAAATGGAAAAAGGTCATGGGAAGAATATTTAATACAAGAATCTCAAAAATTAACTTTAGATGGAGAGACTATTCATTATAAAAAAGCTCAAAGGTTAAGATCATTTTATAAATTCAGATGTTTAATTTTGCCAAAAAAGGACCCTTCGGTCCCTTTGCCAACAGCAGTTACTCAATTAAGACCAATAGCAGGCGAAATGGTAAAAAGCCCAGAAGATGCTGTAAAAATATGGAAAGCTGCTTGTTCTGAGGCTGGAAGTGACAAAGTACCAACTTATAATCAAGTTAACAGGGCATTTATAGCATATAGAGATAAAATTATAAATAATCAAAAACAACCAGAATTAAAATCAGAAAATAATATTGAAACAGAAACTTATTCAGAACCTACATATCAGGCATCAACAAATACAACATACGAACAACCCAAAACTTCTACTACTCCAGTATGGGAACAAGAAAGAAATACACAAGAAGTAGATCCTTATTCTGAATGTAAAAAATTACATGATGTTTTATATGCAGCAGAAAAAAGTTTACAAGACTTACATGGTGTCCTCTATCATCAAATAAATAAATATGGAAGTGCTTATTTAGATCAGATGAAACAGTTTGATGCAGGACTTTATTCTGTATCAGATATTGATGAAAAGATAGATGATTTACATGAGCAAACAGGTTATCTTGTTGAACTTTTACAGAAAGATATAGAACCTAATGATCTTGTAAATGAGTAATCCACAAAAACGTAAAGGAGATAAAGCTGAGAGAGAAGCAGCAGAACTTTTAACAGAGGTTACTGGTTTTGAATGTCAACGTAATTTATCAGCAGGGATTCCTGGAGATGTTGGAGATATTTATGGAATACCAAATTGTGTAGTGCAGATATGCGATTGGAAAGACAAATCAAAAGCTTGTCTTGTAAAACCTAGAGAAGTGGAAACGCAACGTGAAAATGCAGGTGTGGACTTCGTTGCCAGTATGGTTAGGTTTAGAGGAGGACAATGGAGAATAGTGTTGACCCCAGAACAATTTAATACATTATTACAAGCTGCCTTGCAGTAAACATGATATTCATGTAATATACATATCAAGTAAACAATTACTAATGGCCACAAAACAGCCTTCGACCCTAGTTGAAGCTCTTAACGCTTTCCAGCAAAAGCATCACGCTGCTGGTTTAGATGGTAATAATCCATTCTTTAAAAGCAAATACACTACATTGGCTCAAGCTCTACTTGCTGTTCAACCAGCCACAGAATTTGGTCTCTGTCACACACAGTTGAATGACTTTGTAATTACTCCTGAAGGAGAAATTATTACAATAGTCATCACTAAATTGATGCACGTTTCTGGAGATGAACCTTTAATTAGCAGATTTCCTGTTCCTAAAATTCCAGGTAACGTAAAAAACGCTCATCAGGAAGCAGGTTCAGCACAGACCTATGCTCGCAGATACGGATTACTTTCTGTTTACGGATTAGCTAATGATGATGATGATGGTAACTCTTTAATGAAAACACCACCACCAAAAACAGGCGTTGCAAAAACTCCTTCTAAACCTAATCAAAAGTTAGAGCCTACTTCTGTTTTAGAAAAACTTCCTGATCCTATTACCAAAGATGCAAAGGCAGTCATTCTTGAAAAACTTTCAACATTACATCAATTTCATCCTGAAAAAATGAAAGAAGTTGTTGAATCTTTTAGGAAGAAGTTTGGTATCAAAGATACAAAAATTACCAGACATATCACTACTGCTGAACATGGAGAGTTTCTTGCTCTTGCAATTTCTAAAATAGATGAAAGCTTATGACATCAGATGAGTTTGTAAATAGTGCGAGAGAAGAAGTTATCAAAGAGCTTCTTCTTCGCAAACAGCAACGTAAGAAAGATTGGAACAAAAACATCTTTAGCGTCAGAACCAATGACGAACTTACTGCTAAAATAAAGGATCATTGTAAACAAAAAAAACTTACTTTTAATTCCTTTTTCAATACACTTTTAAACAACTTTTTTAATTAATTATGGCTGACTTTAATCCAGCACTGCCTCTTCCTATTAAATGGAATATTGGCGATGATCGTTTCAACGAAGGACAACAAGTTTTGAATTTAACAATTCCTGTTGACTCTGTTACCCATTTAATAGATCATTTACAAAACTTAGTGAATACAAAAGCCAAAGAAGGCGAAGTATATGATTTTAAAAAGAAACAAAAAGTTAAAACTCAATGTGTACAAATCTTCTCTAAAGCGATGGAAGGGCAGTACGGAGTATTTGGCAACATTAATCCACAGAAGATAGAAAACGCACCTTCTACTGACGAGTTACCTTTCTAATTAAGAGGCATTTGGTTTTGTAAGATTTGTCAATGTAAGTCCTCATTTTTATTATGCAAAAAAAAACAAACAACTATTTAGTGAAAGATCCTAACCTCAATATTCATTTTAAAATTATTAATGGAGTTCGTTATTGGATTAAACCTCCTAGTACTACTTATGAGAAATGAAAAATTCACAAAAAGCCTCAGTTATTAAGTTACGCAAACTTAAAGAAATAAGACGTAAAAACTTAGAGAAGAATTTATTGGATATTCAGTTAAGAGGACAAGATCATTACGTTTTTATAAAAGAAAATGGTAAAGCACAAGTCATTTATAAAGATGGAGAATGGATTGCAGATCATATAAGAACTGCAATTCTTAAATTTAATTATGAAGTTGATAAAATAGATAAATTATTAGTAAGAGATTTTACTGAAGAGGAAATTAAGGAATATGAAAAAATTTCTTTATAGGATTTCTAGGTTTTGTCTTTCTTACTTCTTGAACAACAAGATTAGCTTCTAGTTCAACCAATCTACCTAACATTGAAGCAATAAAAACGTCTTGTTCCATTTGATGTCTTATGAGATGGGTGCAATACCTTTTGATATTGTCATAGTCATTGCTCTTCATAATTTCTCTACATCTCATCTCAACCGATAGTTTTAACTCAGTAGGAGCTTCTTCTATATCAATATTGAGAAATTTCCTGATGTTCATTTCACTGGAAATAATTTTTCTTCAATCATTTTGACGATTGCATCATCAACATCATTGTCAGATTTTGCAGCGAGATCTTTTAAAAGACTTAAAGCAGCTTTACGCAGAGATTCAGATTTACCAAATTTGATAAACAGACCGATTAAAAATTTAGACATAGTATTTTATGTTCTTTCCCAAACATACCAAAGATTAACGATTCTGGCCTTCTAACCTACTTACTTCTTTTTCAAGTTGATTTACTCTTCGGAACAATTCGATAATATCTCTGTCTCTTCGACTACTGATATTAGATAAAACCATTACAAAAGCTGTTGCTGCCACTCCTATTAATACAGGATAAATCTGTGTCATTGCCTTGAAGTATAATTATGCTTAGTATGACTAATAAATCCTAGTTATGACAGAAGAAGTCAAAAAAAGTCCACTACAAAAACTGAAAGACAACATTACAGACAAAGAAGAGCAATTAGCCTTTATCTCAGTCGTAGTAAGGCTTGTTGTTGTTGCCTGGAGTGGATTTATAGTTTCTCTGAACTACATTTCAATTCCAGGATATAGTAACGAACCAAAAGATATTACATTCCCTGCCAGTTTGCTTACGGGAGCATTGGCTTCATTTGGATTAGAGGGTGCAAAGAAAAGGGGAGATGGTACATATAAAAAAGAAGATAAACCACTGAACAAAAGAGAGGTGGAACAGTTATTAGCAACACAGTCTGGTAACTATCAAACCATTAGAATAGAGACACCCATTAAAATTCTTGGTGCGGAAGTTGTTAACAAAAAGGAGGATAAAAAATGAAAAAACTTCTTCCCTTTTTATTTCTTATATCAACACCAGTTTATGCTGATATAAAACAGGAATTTGTAACCTCTGCACAGATCACTGTAGATATGCCGTACTCTGTTACGAATAAATTAGGAACGACTTATTCAATATCAGGAAACAACATCACTCCATCTGTAACTTCTGGAGGGTCTACAACTTCTGGTCAGATTGGTGGACTTAATGTTTCTAGTCTAACTTCTGGAGTTCCAGCTTTAATTCAAACTGACAAAGCTATTACAAGTGCAGGGTCAGCCTTCAGTCTTACAGAATCGGTAACAATGGGAGATGCCACACCATCTGCAATAACTCCTTCC